CAAGTGTATGTAGCCTATACCAACACTAAAGGCTTGAAACCAAATGTTGTATTAAATCCAATAGCACTAGACAGATTGACTATAGAAGGTCAACAGGATATAGCGGAGAATTTTGCTGACGGTCGTAATCCTGAAGATAAAGGTGATAGCAAACGATATCACGTTCCTACCAAAGGTAAGATAAGTACATTACGTAAGATAGCACATCAAGGTGGTCGCAGAGGACAACTCGCACACTGGTCGGCCAATATGAAAGCTGGTAAAAAATAATGTATAATTTTATAAAATATGTAGTAGAGGGCAAAGAAGTTAAACACCTTGAGCAAGTAAAGTTATCCTATGCTCGCGATGCCTTGGAACCTGTACTAAGTGAAGATGCTATAGATTATCATTATGGCAAGTTATATAGAACTTATGTTAATCGCTATAACAGCGGTGAAGGCGATCCAGACTTCAACGAAGCAGGTGCGTTCTTACATAGTATGTACTTTCCACAACTACAGGTTCCAGATGAAGAAAATACACCAATAGGTGCATCCAAAGAGTTTATTGACAAACACTTTAAATCATTTGATAACTTCAAAGAAGAATTTACCAAAGTTGCTATGGGTATCCAGGGCAGTGGATGGGTTTATCTTGCTAAGAACGGTGAGATTAAAACCATTGTTAATCACCAAATTAAGAATGATATCATACTGCTAATAGATTGGTGGGAACACTCTTGGGCATTAGATTACCAAGCAGACAAAAAAGGTTATTTAACTAACCATTGGAAAATTATCAACTGGAACATTATAGACGCTCGTTTATAAAATAATCCTTGACATATCTCCTTGTAGAGTATAAACTTACTTACAAGGAGATTTTTTTATGGGTAAAGCATTCGGAGCGCCTGAACAGGCTAAAATTAAACAAATCGTTGCAGAAGGTATGACTGTTATGCAAGAAATTCAAGACCTCACAGAAGGACTTAACGATACAATCAAAGCAGTAGCAGAAGAATTAGAAGTCAAACCCAGCGTGATTAAAAAAGCAATCCGTATTGCACAAAAAGATCAATGGGACAGCGTATGGAAAGAGTTTGATGATTTAGAAACCATTGTGGATATTAGTGGACATTCACATCGTCGTACTGATGAATGATTATTTAATAAACATTATCAATTGGATACGTAATGACTATAGAGCATACCCTCTTCGTTTTATCGTTGAAGTTACGGCTTGGGCGCTTAGTATCGGATGTGCGATTACTATGGCGCTCACTGTTCCTAATCCGCCTCTTATCATCCTGTATCCTATTTTTATTATTCAGTGTTGTATGTATGGATGGGCTTGTTTTTCTCGTCGCTCTTTTGGAATGCTCGCAAACTATTGCCTGTTGGTCACCATAGATAGTGTCGGGTTATTTAGAATGCTAAATAATTTATGAGTAAGGTTAGATCAACCATAAGTGATCAAGTAGGTGTGTGTAAGCCGCAAATTACATAAGGAGGAAAAATATGAGTTATGTAGACGCACGATGGGATCGTGAAAAAGACATTATATATGTTGTTGAACGCGATCCAAAAAAAGGCAGACTTTATCAAGAGTTTGCTGCAAAATATTTGTTTTATTATCCGGATCAACGGGGCAAATATAAATCAATATACGGTGAAAATCTTAACAAAGTATCTGCTCGGGGGTGGAAAGAATTTGTTAAAGAACAAAAAATTCATTCAGGTCACAAACTATACGAAAGTGATATCAACCCAGTCTTTCGTTGTTTAGAAGAAAATTATCTAAACGTAGAACCTACAAAACTTAATGTAGCGTTTTTTGACATTGAGGTAGACTTTGATCCAGAACGCGGCTACAGCACTCCGGAAGATGCTTTTATGCCGATTACTAGTATTGCAGTTCATCTACAATGGATGGATACCTTAGTTTGTTTTGCTGTGCCACCTAAAACATTGACCATGGAACAGGCGCAGGAACTAGTCAAAGACTTTCCTAACACTATATTATTTGAAACAGAAGCGGAAATGTTAGATTCATTTCTAAACTTAATCGAAGATGCTGATGTATTAAGTGGTTGGAACTCAGAAGGTTATGATATTCCATACACCGTAAATCGAGTTACTAAAGTGCTAAGTAAAGAAGATACTCGAAGATTTTGTTTATGGGATCAATTTCCGAAGAAAAGAGAATATGAGAAATATGGGAAACAGGCTGTTACTTATGATCTTGTTGGTCGCGTTCATTTGGACAGTCTCGAATTGTACCGCAAATATACCTATGAAGAACGCCACACCTACAGGCTCGATGCCATTGGAGAAATGGAAGTAGGCGAAAGTAAAACTGTCTACGAAGGTACACTGGATCAACTATACAATAATGACTTTCGAAAGTTCATTGAATATAATAGACAAGATACTGCATTGCTTGATAAGTTAGATAAGAAATTAAAATTTATTGATCTAGCTAATACAATTGCCCACGAAAATACAGTATTACTACAAACCACAATGGGTGCTGTAGCAGTGACTGAACAGGCTATTGTTATAGAATCACATCGTAGAGGTATGATTGTACCCGGACGTCCCAAACGTGATGAAGATGCAGTTACACAAGCAGCAGGTGCCTATGTAGCATATCCTAAAAAGGGACTACACGATTGGATTGGATCAATGGACATTAACAGTCTTTATCCAAGTGTAATTCGTGCATTGAATATGGGTCCAGAAACTATTATAGGGCAATTACGGCAAGATTATACCAAAGCAGAGATTGATGAGAAGATTGCTAAAGGACATAGTTTTGCTGCTTCTTGGGAAGGTAAATTTGGCAGTAATGAATATGAATTTGTTATAACCAAAGATCGTGCCAATGATATTATTGTCGATTGGGAAAACGGCGAAACAGATGTTATGAGTGGCGCACAACTATATGATCTAATTTTTGATAACGGTAATCCTTGGATGTTAAGTGCTAATGGTACTATATTTACACACGAGTTTGAAGGTATTATTCCCGGACTATTAAAACGTTGGTATGCTGAACGTAAAGAGATGCAGGCCAAACTTAAAGAATGTATCAAAGCTGAAAACAAAATTGAAGAAGAATATTGGGATAAACGTCAATTAGTTAAAAAGATTTTGTTGAACAGCTTATATGGTGCTATCCTTAATGCTGGTTGTAGATTTTTTGATAATCGCATAGGACAAAGTACAACATTAACTGGTCGACGAATTGCCAAACATATGGCCAGTAAAATAAATGAAGTTGTTACAGGTGAATATGATCATCTCGGCAAAGCTATTATATATGGTGATACAGATTCAGCTTATTTTTCAGCTTACAGTAGCCTCAAGAATGAAATTAATAAAGGTCAAATTCCTTGGGACAAAAGTACTGTGGTACAACTTTATGACACAGTATCCGATGAAGTAAATTCAACATTTCCACAATTTATGTTTGATGCATTTCACTGTCCTAAGAGTCGTGGTGAAGTTATTAAAGCTGGACGAGAAATTGTTGCTATCAAAGGTTTGTTCATTACTAAGAAACGCTATGCTGTACTTTATTATGATAAAGAAGGTAAACGTTCAGATGTGGATGGAAAGCCAGGTAAAATTAAAGCAATGGGTCTGGATTTGAAACGTAGTGATACTCCAGAATTTATGCAAAAATTTCTTGAAGAAGTTCTTACCAAAGTTCTAAATGGTAGTCAGGAAGAAGAGATTCTAGATATGATTAACGCATTTAGAACTGAGTTTAAAGCACGACCAGGTTGGGAAAAAGGTAGTCCTAAACGTGCTAATAATATTGCTGCCTATGAAGCAGAAGAAAAAAAGAAGGGCAAGGCTAATATGCCCGGACACGTTCGTGCTAGTATCAACTGGAATACACTCAAACGTATGAATGGTGACAAATACAGTATGGGTATTGTGGATGGAATGAAAGTTATTGTTTGTAAAGTTAAATCCAATCCATTGGGCTATACAAGTATTGCATATCCGGTTGATGAAATGCGTTTACCTAAATGGTTCCAAGATCTTCCATTTGATCATGCTGAAATGGAAATGACTATTATCAATAATAAACTTGATAACCTTATTGGGGTTCTAGAATGGGATCTAGAATCTACCACACAAACAAATACTTTTGGGTCACTGTTTGACTTTGAGTAAAATATTTGTTGACTTTCTCCCTAAATCTAAATAAACTAATACAAAGGAAATTATTATGAAATCTATTCTACAAGACATCGTGGCACATACAAACAAATTAGGCTTTCTAAACATTGTTAAGGTAACCGGCACAGATGAAAAAACACTAATTGACTCTATGGCAGATGACCGTAGTGTTATTATGTATGCTGAAACTGCTGATCCACATCCAGATATGATTGGTACATATGGTATGCCACAACTTGAGAAACTACGCTATCTATTAGATGGCAAAGAATATCAAGATGGTGCTAAGATTGAAGTAGTCACTGCCGAACGCAACGGCGAAACTATTCCAGTTGGTCTTCACTTTGAAAACAAAGATAGCGACTTTAAGAATGACTATCGCTTTATGAATCAAGATCTTATCAATGAGAAATTGAAGACTGTTAAGTTCCGTGGTGTTAAATGGAATGTTGAAGTTGAGCCAACTGTTAGTGCTATTCAACGTTTTCAATTCCAAGCAGGTGCTAATACAGAGCATACAACTTTCTTGGCAAAAACAGATGGCGGTAATTTAAAGTTTACATTTGGTGATCTTAGCAGCCACGGTGGTGAATTTATTTTTGCCACAGACGTAACTGGTACATTGTCTAAAGGTTGGACTTGGCCAGTAAACAGCGTATTGAGTATTTTGAAAATTGCC